CCGTACCAGTGTTATCGTTTACGGGAAGTAACGTCATAACGATACAAAATAGAGACGAATTTAGTAACGTATCTGGTGTATATATACACGGTGAAAATATTAAGGATTTTCACCATCTAAATAAAGACGCTATATGGGCGGTAGCGAGTGCAGCTTTACAAGAAGTCGATCGACAGTTACAGACTGAAAAGACAAAGGTCGCGACACTGGAAACACAAATCGCCGATTTATTAGCACGCGTCACCGCGTTAGAATCTTAAAGTTTCACATTTACCATTCTGGAATATCAAAATGGTAGAAAGAGTACTTACTTACTTTCGTGGGAGTGTGTCCATTATTGCTAAGGCGATTACACCAGCAATAAAAAATAAAACAACGTAATTACATTCGGTATCCTCTCCGCCAGTAGGACTTTCACGTCGCTCCTGGACTGGGACTGGTACCTTTTGAGAAGGTCTCGGCCTTTCAATAGGGTCATCATCTAAGGGACAGTATCCTATCATTTATACTATAATTTACAAATTAATTTCGACCGACTTTTTCTTTCGAGCACCACCGCGTTTACCCTTGGTCTGGGTAACTTTAACTTCTCTCAATTCACTAAAATCATCCGTGTCGCCTGTGTTTGGCGCCTCCGCGATATCCGAAACATCGTCGTCATCATCGTCGCTTGGAGGTTGTGCCTGGATACTCGTCGTGTTCATGGGTGGTTTTGGTGGCATCATAATATTGCCCATAAGACTCGAAATATCAAACCCTGGTCCCTGCATTTCGTGTCGACCAGTACTCGAAGGTTCGGAACTTTGTTGCGACTTTGGTACTGTATTTTGGACCGCCGCCATCATACTTTGAACGAGTGCCGGGTTCTGTTTAATCACATCGTTCATGTTCGGCATGACCGATTTGAACATACTATTGGTTAGATGGAACATCATTGCCGAACCACCAAGCATCATAATAAGTTTGATTTCTGGTGCGACGTGCATTTTCGTTCTGTATTTTACGTATAATTCTTCGAATACTTCATCATAATCGTCGACATTTTCCATAACGTTTTCGGACCACCCTTCGAGTTGAATTTCAAAGGGGTTATACTTCTTATTCAAGAATTCAAGACCGGTCGTACACGCAATCAGCATACGTCTCGCAAATTTAACCGATTTATCTACGTCTATGCTATACGTAATTCTCTTTACCTCGTTTCTAAGTTCGTCTATAGGGGAATAGGCGTTTAACCGTTTGTTTACCGTAAAACCCTTTTTTTCTAAACGACCAAGTTTGTTTACAAGATCGGCTTTCTCTTCGTCTATAGTTTTAAATCCCGGGGAAGGTTTATCTTCATCTTCGTCCATAGAATAGCCACCCCCACCACCGTTTCCCATTCCGTAATCCATTTCAGGTCCGTAATCGTCGTATTCACCGTAATCAAGGGGGACTTCCTGGGGAGGTGCTGATGGTTGTGTTTGTTTATTTGGGTTAGCAAACGAATCCATATCTTCCTGAAAGACTTGTCTAACCGGGGGTGTAAACTGGGTTTTCATTCGCGCGACCTGTTTTTTTACAGGCTGATGTCTCGGAACTTCAATCTCAATTTCGTTCATGAGTGCCTGTTCACTATCATCAAGTTTCATAATATTATGTTCTCTACGATCAAGAATAATCTCACCGTCCATATTACTCTTTATATTGAAACTATTCTATTCTCTTTAACGCACTTTATAAAAATATATCACTTTACTATAAATGAAACTTAATTCTACCAACAGAAACACGATCCGTGCCATCGCTGTCGTCATCGTCCTCTTATGTATACTTACCAAGGTATGTACTAGTGGATACGAAGATAGTGAAGCGTCACAAGAACAAGAACGTAGAATGGAAAAATGGAAACAACTTAAGAGTGAGCAGGAGGAGGAGAAGAAGATGAGGAAGAAGAGACGGGATGCGATGAGAGGACCAAGCCCTATGTAAAAAATATATTGGTTTACTATAAATGAAACTTAATTCTACCAACAGAAACACGATCCGTGCCATCGTCTTCGTCATCGTCCTCTTATGTATCCTCGCTATGTTACGTACCAGTGGATACCAGGGCGCCGATATCGAAATTGAAACCATCAACACTGGTTCACTCTTCGACATTCCATCGACCGAAGAATGTCTCGCGAGCGCATACTACTCTAACAGTGTTGGAGGTGTATGTGACGGACAAAAACTCGTCAACGAACATTTGAATTATAAGATGAAGTAAAATATCTATTATATATAAATGGCGTTAGTCACCAGTCAATCAACTTTACCTAATTTCGATTACGAGTATCACACAATTAATGTAGATACATTAGGTCAGGCAAGTAAAAACACATTTTCGGTCTATATCCAACAACCCCTTAAAAATGTAGTCCAGGCTCGTCTCGTATCAGCCAAGATAAATACGACTTTAGTCTCTAACGTGTGTTACGTATCTATAGAAGAACTCAATACCCAGTTTAGTCAACGCGCGACGTCCGATCTCGAAGGTCAAACGAATTTATTAAAATTGAACAATTCGTTCGGGAGTATCATGAGTGCAAACACTTTACCACTCGTGTTCCGCGACGAATATCCAATCGTACACCAGTATATAACACCAATCAAGAAAGTCAGTCGACTCACGGTGAGTTTACTCGACCAAACCGGTGGAACTATACCCGGTGAAGATCTCGATAACTTTTTAACCTTACAGTTTATATGTAGAAAGCCCAATCTTTCAGGGGAGGCAGACACGCGTCGTGCTAAGTAAGCTACATTTTAACCTTTTCTTAATATAAATGTCTTCTGGTATTGTTCAACTTATTGCCATTGGTGCTCAAGATGAGTACATTATGGGTAACCCAGAAATTTCTTTTTTTACATCGACGTTTAAAAGGCATTCTAATTTTTCACAGTCCGTCGAAAAACAATTGATACAAGGAGCTGTGAAAGGTAATTCCATGTCGACGATTCGGTTCGACCGAACAGGCGATCTTTTAGGGTACACGTACCTTACAATAGATGACAATACACAATCACTCGATATTCAAAGGTGGGATACACTCATCGATAAAGTCGAACTTTTGATTGGTGGTCAGGTCATAGACACACAAGATGCCATTTTTACAGAAAAAATAGCC